GCTTTTTGGAACCAAAACATATTGGAAAAAATATTGCTTTCTTCCCTCCGATATCATTGTCATTTCAGCAATGTTGCTGAAACGTCTGTATGTTGATGTGGCAAACATTCTTTCATGATAAAATAAAGCAGGCTGCATGACTCTTGCCAACATTGTTCCGGCACCACTTAGATTTACACCACCACTATTAGCCAAACCAGCTCTAGAAAGAATTGGTCCAACAGGATTGTTATTGCTTTCGCCATAATTGTGTTGAATTGTGTAACCGGGCTCTTTGGGCATTGGCAGCTGAATAGCTGCAAAACTCCGGTTAATAACTCCGGGTCTTGTTCTCTCAAAGTTTTTGAGAGAATACGGTGCAACGTAAAAATTCATCCATAGAGGCTGTTCAGCTGCATAAACGCCAAATGGGTACTTATAGTTTGCCATCTCTAAAGCTATTTAGATAAAATTCGCTAAATAATTTTATGGCATACCGGACAAAATACACTCCAAAAAATAAGGAAAAGTATATAGGTGATGCCACCAATATTACTTGCAGATCTCTTTGGGAAAGAAATATATGTAAATTTTGTGATGAAACACCACACATAGTAAAGTGGTCTTCCGAGGAGATAATAATCCCGTATGAAAGTCCTTTAGACAAAAAGATACACAATTATTATCCAGATTTTGTGATACAAGTAAAAATAAATGAAAAAGTAAAAACAATTATGGTTGAAGTAAAACCAAAAAAACAGACATTCTTAAAAGAGAATGCCTCAAAAAAAGAAAAGATTACTTGGATCATAAACACCGCAAAATGGAAAGCAGCAGAAAACTATTGCAAAAAGAACAACATGGAATTTAAAATTGTAACAGAAAAAGAGATTTTCGCAAAATGAGCAATTCTATCGTAAACATCAAAGATTACTTTGACCGCCACAAAGGTCTTCAAAGAAGCAATCGGTATTCTTTATCTTTTTCTGGTCTTCCACAGTCATTGCCACAACTCCCAGAAGATGATATACAGGCTTTGGCGGTGGCAATGGGAGCAAGAGCAATCGATTCCTTGGCAGACAACCTAGCAGGCTATGGAAGCGGTAGAGCTGTTCCCCGTTCTCAAAGATTCGTACCCGGTGTAATGTTAAGCTTTGCCATAACCAATGACAATTTTATAATGGATTTCTTTAACAACTGGTTTAATTTGATTTATTCTGGTGGAAGAATCAAAGGAAATCAGGACGCACCATTTCAATTGCAATTTTACAATGATATTGTTTATAATTGCAAATTAGATGTAAAATTATTAGATCCAAATGGAAATACGAATAGAATTTATTCATTTTATGAAGTATACCCATTGGAAGCCATTCCAGTTGAGTTAAATATGATTGAATCTAACAAGTATCTTACATATCAGGTTTTGTTAAATTACAGAGAATTTACATTTAAGGCATCATAATGGAAAATATCGTTGATTTTTTAAATTCGTCAATGCCAAAGTATGAAACTACTTTGCCTTTTTCTGGCAAAAAAGTAACATTTAGCCCTTTTAAAGTAAAAGATGCAAAAAATATAGCAATCATACTGCAAGAAAACAACAAAAAACTTGCTTTAAAGGCTATGGTCGATTTGTTGAAGATTTATTGCTCTGATTTTGATACATCAGAGTGCTGTTTGGCTGACGGTGAATACTTATTTCTTCAAATAAGATCAAAAAGCGTTGATGAAGTGTTAAATTTGATCAGGGACAATGAAAAAATACAAGTAAATATTGCAGACATCAAACCAAGAAACACTCTTAAATCAGAAAACATTGATTTGGGTCATGGAATAATTCTTTCCCTAACTACACCCACAATCAAACAACTATTAAAGTTGCCAACTCTTGATAAAGAAGACATATCAAAAGCTTGCATAGAAAAAATTACAGTTAAAAATGAAGTTTATCATACAAATAAGTTTATTACAGAGGAGATTAAAAACATAATTGACAATCTTCCAATGTCTGTAATACCAAAGTTTGATAAGTTTTTAAAAGAACAACCAGAACTTTACATCACTCTTCCTTTCCAATCTGGAGAGAAGGAGGTAACTGGATTACTAAATTTTTTTATCTTTCGGTAAAGTTTTTTGATTTAAAGAATTACTTTATTTCAAACTTTACCTTAATAAATAATTTTGGTTGGACTCTTGCTGATGTGGAAAACATGATATTTTGGGAAAGAGACATTTATCTAAAATTAGTATCGGATTACGAAGAAAAGAAAAAAGAAAAACAAATGCAAAAAATGCACGGATCGGAATATCATAATCTATGAACGAAGAAAACAATAATTTTAGCATAGACATACAAGCAGAAGTTGATTCTATGAATGGTTCTCAACAAGAATTAACTGGAGAGCCATCACAGATTGTAAATGTGATGAAAGACATTCCTCTCCCTGAAACTATTTTTTACACTGCAACTGACGTAGATATTTCAAGTAAAATTGTTCCTCAAATTGCTACTCTTGATACAGAGTTTTCAATTAAAATGGGTGCTGAGGAAGCATATTCCAAAGCAGAAGAAACCGAAGCCAAATTGGAAGAAGTTCGTGGTGGTATGTTGGATATGTACAATAATATGATGAACTCTTGGTTGCCAAATAACAACAAAGACGAATTTGAAGAACGGCCAACCACAGAACCACAAAATTTAATATTTGAAGCCAGACGCAATAGAATGAGCATGGCCCCTAAATGGGCTTAAAATAAAAAAGGCCCCTTTCGGGGCCTTTTTCAATCCTTCTCCATCTCAGAGAAGTACTGCAGAGGATCTTTTTCCTCCACATCCTCAGTAACCGAAGTCTCTTCCACATCATCCTCAATGCTCTTGCTCTCAGCAAACTGAGCACGGATATCATCACCAACAGACTTCTTGAACCTAGCATTTAGCTCATCAAAGCTCTTGAACTGACTCTTATCAATAAACGCCTTGAGAGGATACTGCTTCTTCCAAATTTCCTCAAGCTTCTTGTCATCTCCACCAAAGAGCGGAGCTGGGGTTGCAAACTCGCTACGGTCGTAGTTTACATAGCCACCGACATTGCGAATCTTGATCTTGAAGTCTGCTCCAGTCCAGAAGTTGAATGGATCGACAGCTACCTCATCTTGAAACTCTGGATGGGCTAGGCTTTGGATCTTTTGGAAGATCTTAGTACCGTACTGATAAAGGAAAACCTTTCCCTTATTTTCTGGGTTTGCAGGATCTTCGACAACAAGAATATTTGAGATGTAAGTCAGCTTACGCTTGCGCTGACGAGCAATATTCTTGTCATCCTCAATACCACTGTTCCACAGTTCTGTGTTTGCAGCACAGACTGGGCACTTTTCACCAATTGTAGTTGGGCAGTTCTCATAGAACCAACCACCCTTGCCCTTGAATGTATGGCTGTAAACAGCCACGAATGGGCTATCCTCACCATCAATCTCTGGAAGGAATCGGATAACCGCGTATCCGTTGCCAGCCTTGTCGATTCCCGGCTTCCAAAGCCGTTCATCCTTGTAACCCTCCTTGGAGGTCATCTTGTCAAGACGCTCTGTTAGGGCTGCGACTGAGTTCTTACTTTTCTTCTTAAAATCTGAAAAATTTGGCATATACTTTCTTTCCCCAAGGATCTCCCTTGGCCTTAATGACTGATGTAAGATACATCAAACTCCAGATTAGTCAACTGGAAGTTTGCGGGTTTTAGATTTTTTTAATAGATGAAGATTTTGAGCTTCTTGCTCAATTTTTTCTATTAGTGGTTTAGTTAAAAGTTTTCCAGCAGCAGATGGTTCTAGGTTCATTTCCAAAGAAAGTTCTAAAACGCAGTCCATGAAAGATAAATTTGTCGATTTTACTCTTTCCAAGACTTTATTAGAAAATTTTTCTTTGGCTGTATCATCTATATACATGGTCTTACTATACTCTTTCAACAGATTAAAGCAATAAATAAAAGGATCTAAATATTCCTAGAACTATTTAGACACCTTTAAGGAAGAAATATGTCAATACCATCACCATTTGGTCCACAAGATGATAACGTAATTGTAGAAACAGCAGGCTTTACTTACTTTGTTGCCACTGATTCTGTAGAATTTGCTGGTGTAACGGCACAATTTCAATTATTTAAACTTGCTTACGGTCCAACAGGGTCGGCTCAAATAGTAGATTCTTCTAATGGTCTTCCTGTAAATGTTATTGCTGGTGGAATTACAGCCAATCTAATTGGCTTCTGTGGTGCAATTGAAGGCATAATCGGTGGAACGCCAGTAACTGTAGATGGTACAGTTTATGTCACAGGACTTTCATCCGCTCCTGCATATGTCAGAACAGCCACTGGCTATCAAGTAGAAATTACAGGTGGCATTCCTCTAAGCAAATCTGTAGATTCTGTACAAGTATACGGTCCAGCTGGAGTAACATGGGTTTATGCAAATTTAGTAAATGAGTCTGGAACACAAGTTGGAAATTCTGCTAATCCAATGTTTGTTCAAATAAGCGGTGCAACAATAAACGCAACAATAAATCCAACTGTCGGTGTAACGAACACTTCTGCATCACCACTCTTTGTTTGTGGTGTTTCGGGCGCAACAGGCGTTAATGTAAATGTTCAAAATACAGTTTTTATAGATGACAGTTCCATATTAAGTGGTATGACAGCCATTTATGGTCAAGTTGTCACGCTAAACAGCAATCTTTCAACACTTGGTTTGGCCAAACCAGCATCTCTGCAAACTGGTCGTGTAACTTCAACATTCTCAACCACACAGCAACTTAACAGCGGATTTACTTGTCAATCCGGTGTAAACATCAAAGCACTCTCAACAAATACAGATTTTGTGTATGTCGGAAACACTTCAGCTTCCGCAACATTGATATCTTCTGGTTATGCTATGGACCCCGGTGACGAAACATTCGTAAACATTAACAACTTGAACAAAGTTTATATCGTAGCAGCAAGCGGAACACAATCGGTAACGTTCTTAGCGTCATAAAATGTCAACACCAAGTACACTAAACAATGTAAGAAATTACAAAAATTTTGGTTTAGTGGTATACGGAAATACCGCTGACCCAATCTTAACTAAGGGTTGGATTTCGTCTAAGCCAAATATTTTAGTTCAAGGAACAACATGTTACTTGGATTATTCCCACGTTTACAACACATCTGATCTTGTTTTTTTAAAGAAAACCTTTGGTAGATTTTCTTCTGGAACTACATTCTCTGTTCCAAGTTCTCAATATTACGATCAAGAGAAAAATGTTACCAGTTCTGCGGGCGGTACTTTAAATTATAGTTATACATTAAACGATGGAAAAATTGTAGTAAGTACTATAAGTTCTGGATTTACTTTTAGTTCTTCCTATAATTTTTATTCTAAAGATAACTTTGTTGATGTTCCACAATATGTATTTGCAAATACCGGATTTACAGGAAATTTTGTATTAAACACATTCCCAAATAAAAACTCAACGTTTGAAGAAATGGGTTTTTTGGGGAATCAATTTAATTTTGAAGAATACATAGATTTTACTGGAGCAACCAGCACAAATTACGGAAGACTAAAAATTGATGGCTTTGCAAAACTAAAAGATGGCCAAGAAATACTTTACATTGTAAGTGGAACAACATTTCAAAATTTGACTGATTCTCAGACACAATTAAAATCTTATATCCGTGGTGTATCTGATGTCACGGAAATACAAGAGCCAGAAAACATAACCGGAATTTATAGAATTCAAGATGCTTCAAGCAAGTTGGTAAATTGTTTTGAAAAACAAAACTACTATCAAGTATATCTAAGAAACCAAGCACTTGGTTCAACATATAATGGATATTGGGTTAATTGTGATACATGCCCTGATGATGTTTACTCTGAAGGTTTGGTAACAGAAGGATCACAAAGCAATCTTGTTTTCGACAATAGCGTGTATTTGTTTGTCAATAAAATTGTAAATACGGTTGCAAATTCAACACTGGCCTCAACCGCATACGCAGTTTACACTCAAAGACTTTACAGTGGTTCTGCCCAAGTTGCCGCAAGATTGTCGTTTTCAATAAGTCAGGCTCTCAAAATTGATTTGAGTCATGCTTCTTTGCAGGGTTGGAAATTTGATATTTTCATGGACCCACAATATAGCATACCACTTACCAGCAATTTAATAGTCTCTGGACAACCGGGATACAATCAAGCGTTTGTTTTGGTACAAAGTAAAGTTAATACACCAAGAACTTTGTATTGCCGTCTACAAGGTCCACAGACCTTGACATTCGTAATCAATATATAAAAAAAGCTCCGATTGCTCGGAGCTTTTTTCGAACGTGTTTGATTTTAATCAGCGAGAGCGATTTCTAGCAACACGATAATAAGAACGGCCATTGCGGGTCTCACGAACTACGGTATAGTTCATTTCAAACCGATCAAAAGCCTCACGGAGATCGTGCATCG